AAAAATTAAATGGTGTATTATTTAATTGGAAAGATGAATGGATTAAAAAACAAGGCGGAGAAGATGGTTACTTCGTTAGAAAAAAAGACGTTGGAGTAATAGCTCAAGAAGTAGAAAAAGTTTTACCAGAAGCTGTAGCACAAAGATCCGATGGAATTAAAGCTGTTAAATATGATAGACTTACATGTTTATTAATTGAAGCAGTTAAAGTATTATCTGATAAAATTCAAAAATTTGAGGATAAAGAATAATGGCTGTACCAACTACAAATACTTCATTAGGTGGTATTCAAACAGAATTTGAAGGATCACCTCCTATTTCTATATCAGAATACTATTCAGGAGGTCCTTTAGTACCAGCAAGTGCACCAGCTCCAAATGGTCCCATTCCAGCTTCAGGACAAATTTCTATTGGTCAATTTAGAGGAGCAGTTAAAGCAGAATTTGTTGCTGCTACAGGTGGAACTATTACAACTTCTGGAGATTACAAAATTCATACATTTAATGGCCCAGGAACTTTTACAGTAACTAACGCTGGTAATGCTGGAGGATCTAACGCAGTTGGATATGAAGTTGTTGCTGGCGGAGGTGGCGCTGCTACAAAAAGAGGTGGCGGCGGTGGAGCAGGAGGATATAGAGAAGCAACCACTGGAGGATATACAGCAAGTCCACTTGCAACTCCTACGTTGACACCTGTTTCAGTAACTAGTTATCCAATTACAGTTGGAGGTGGAGGTTCATGTCAACTTGGAGCAGACCCACCAGGAAGTCCACCAACACCTGGATCTAATTCAGTATTTTCAACGATTACATCTACTGGCGGCGGAGCATCGGGAAGATCAATAAATCCTGGAACCCAAGTCGGAGCATCAGGTGGTTCTGGTGGAGGATCAACTTCTAGAGATAATCCTGCACCTCCTGCACCTGGAGGAGCAGGAAATACTCCACCAACTGCACCACCTCAAGGTCAACCTGGAGGAGCGGCAGCTGGCCCTGGTTTAGGTGGTTCTGGTGGTGGCGGAGCGGGCGCTGCAGGTTCTGCAGGAGCAGCAGGTCCAGGTGGAAATGGAGTTACATCAAATATAAGAGCAACCCCTCAAACTATGGCTGGAGGTGGCGGCGGTGGAGCATCTGGCGGCAGTGGAGGCGGATCAGGTGGTTCTGGTGGCGGCGGAAACGGCGGTTTTACTCCTGGAACAGCAAACACTGGAGGAGGTGGGGGTGGTGCTAATGACGGACAAAACTCTTCAGCTGGAAACGGTGGAAGTGGAAGAGTTGTTATAAGGTATAAATTTCAATAGGTAATTTAATATGGCTCATTTTGCAAAAATAGACGAAAATAACATTGTTATTGCTGTACTAACTTTAGATGATGAAAATTGTCGTGATGAAAATAACAATGAAGTAGAATCAATTGGACAAGCTTACTTACAAGAAAATAATAATTGGCCTGCTCATTTATGGATTAAGGCATCTTACAATACACATAATGGTAAATATTTAAATGCAGATGGGACAGAACATCCAGATCAATCCAAAGCATTTAGAGGAAACTATCCTGGCATAGGAAATATTTGGGATCCAACAAATCAAATTTTTTTACCTACAAAACCTTACCCATCATGGATTGTAAATGTCGCCGGAGCTAAATGGCAATCTCCAATAGGAGATGCTCCTGCTTTAACAGATGAGCAAGTATCACAATACAGAGCAGGTACTCACAATTGGTATTACCAGTGGGATGAGGATAATCAAGTTTGGAATTTAACAGATTTAAATAATTAGTGTATAAACGTATTATACTATTATGAATAAGCTGATTCTTAGCGAAATAGCAATATATCAAGGGGAAGTTAATTTACCTAAAGGTTTTGAGTTAAACCAAGATATTTTTATTAAAGATATCAATGAGCAATATCTTTTTAAAACAGAATTTCCATTTTCAAAAGAGTGGGACAGATTAAATAAATATATCATAGAATATTTTAATGTAAACAAACATGGGTTAATTTATAACATTAATACATGGGGAACTATTTACTTGCCCAATCAAGGATCACAACCACTTAAAGAAGTAGACCCTAGAAATTTACAAGAATCACCATGTTACACTATGTTATATGGTGTAAAAACAGCGAAAAATTCTTGTGATATAAAACTTTATTACGATGATAATAAATTTAAAGGCAAAGAATTTAATTTTTGTTTAGAAACTAATAATTTTATTATTTTTCCATCTACTCTTTTGTATTACGTTTTACCTAACAATAAAAATGAAAAGAACTATATACAAACTATTACTTATGATATAAGATAGTATTTTATACTTTAAGAATTCAAGAATTTATGAATTTAAAGAATTACTACTGGTATTTTAAACAAGCTTTATCTCCTAGAATCTGTAGGGATATTATTGAATATGGTTTAAAACATGAAGAACAAATAGCCTATACAGGAGGTATAGATCCAAAAGATGAAAAACAACTTTTAAATCTACAGAAATTAAGAAAATCAAATGTAGCTTGGTTAAATGATCCTTGGATTTATAAAGAGATACAACCTTTTATACATGAAGCAAATAAATTAGCAGGATGGAATTTTCAATGGGATTCTTCAGAAGCTTGTCAATTCACTAAATATAAATTAAATCAATTTTATGATTGGCACTGTGATTCTTGGTCAGAATCCTACGATCGCCCTGGAACCACAAGTCATGGAAAAATTAGAAAATTATCTGTAACTTGTCAGTTAACAGATGGATCTGAATATACAGGTGGAGAACTAGAGTTTGATTATAGAGATTATCATCCAGATAAAAGAAAGAAAAAAATACATGCAGTACAATGTAAAGAAATACTTCCTCTTGGATCTATAGTTGTATTTCCTTCTCATGTGTGGCATAGAGTTAAACCAGTAACTTCTGGAACTAGATATTCTTTAGTTATATGGAATTTAGGAAACCCTTTTATATAGAATGAAATACGAAATTACAAACGACCACATAGGTATTTTTGATTGTGAAGATTTTGAAGAATATAGTAATAGATGCCTAAAATTTTTTGAACAAGTAAAAAAAAATAATCTTGGGTATTTTAGAGAAGATCCTGCTCATAAAAAACAAGACCAATCTTTTGATTTAATTTCAACTGGGTTTTATAATTCAAGTTATAAATTAAATTATTTAAGTGATGATTTTATAAATATTTTTTTTTCAAAATGTTACAATTTGTATGTTAAAAAATATAGTGTTTTAGATAATTTTCAAAAACACAGTATTTTTGATATAAAAATACAAAAAACAGAAAAAGGAGAAGGTTATCATGTTTGGCATACTGAAAGCACAAATATGAAATCTAGAGATAGAATATGCTCATTTATTCTGTATTTAAATGACTTAGAAGAAGGTGGAGAAACTGAGTTTTTGTATCAATCAAAAAGGATTAAACCTGTTAAAAATAGATTGATAATTTGGCCAGCTAGTTACACTCATGTACATAGAGGAAATCCTCCGCTATCGGGTACTAAATATATTATAACAGGATGGGTGGAATACGGAGAATAAAATGAAAAAATTTAATAATTTTAAAAAAGATAATTTTTGTGTGATAAGAAAAGCTATTTCAAAAGATCTTGCTTTATTTTGTTATAATTATTTTTTAATGCAAAAACAAGTTTACGATACATGTATACAACATAGATATATATCTCCTTTTGAAAAAATATTGGGATATTACGAAGGAGAAGACGATCAAATTCCATACACTTACTCACAATATTCTAACATTGCGTTTGAAACATTAATGTTAAAACTACAACCAATTATGGAAAAAACAACGGAATTAAAATTAAATCCAAATTATACTTATGCTAGAATTTATAAAAAAGGAGATGAACTTAAAAGACATAAAGATCGTTTTTCATGTGAAATATCTACAACATTAAATTTAGGAGGAGACAAATGGCCAATTTATATTGAACCTGATTTTAAAAAAGGAAAAATTAATAATAATGGATATGTTTCTGAAATGACCAAAGGAATTAAAATAGACTTACAACCAGGTGATATGCTTGTTTATCGAGGAAATATATTAGAACATTGGAGAGAACTTTTTCAAGGTGATCAATGTGCACAAGTTTTTTTACATTACAATAATGTTAAAACAAAAGGGGCTGCAGAAAATATGTTTGATGGAAGACCTCATTTAGGTCTTACGTCTTGGTTTAAAAGAGAACATGGAAATGTTGAATGAATTAACGGAGTACGTTAATAATATTGAAATAAAGTTAAAAGAGAAAGATATTTTAAATTTATTACAAATTGAAAAAAGATGGCCTATGTATTATTCTAATTCTCAACCATCTGTAGAAATTATTAATAATTTTGGAATTAAATCTAATTTAAATATGTTTAATCAAGAAGGTTATTTAGATTATCTAAAATGGAAAAGTTTATACTGTTTGGGATATACCACTATTATTTCAAATGTATTAGATTTAACTGATGATTTAAGAGATTTAAATAATTATTTTCAAAATAAAATAGGATCAAAAATAAATGGAAATTTTTATTTTTCTAAAACGGGACAGTTACCTAGTTTTGGACTTCATTCTCATGAATATAGTGTAATTGTTAAACAGATATATGGTAACAGTGAATGGATAAATGGAGAAGAAAAAATAAGTTTAAATCCTCAAAAAGCTATATTAATACCAGCAAAAACACCACATCAAGTTACTACTAAACATAATACAAAATTATCATTAACTCTAAATCTATATTAAACAATGAAATCATTTTTACAAAATATAGTTGACCCTGTGTTTGCTACTAATGAACAAAGGAAAAAAGAAATTTGGGATGTTGAGGGAAGACTTAAAAATGGTAATAGTATATTTAAATTTGACATTAGACCTTTAAAATCAAATGGTAACCGATCAGAAAAAGACGGGTTTTTTAATACAAAAGCAGATAAAATTGTTTTTGAAGAAAAGGAGCAATGGATTGTATTTGATACTCAAGAATTACACGAATATATTAAATCATCAAATAAACTAGATTTTAATACAAAAGAACTTTTAAAAAATCTTTCTTGGAATTTTATAATGTGCAAATAAACTATAATGAATAAATTAAATAACATACATATTCAACCTATCTTTAGTTCTTTTTTTTGTCATATAAAAAATATTGAAGTAAATCATGATTCTATTTATGAATATTGTAAAAAACTAGAATATACGTCAACTAATGATAAAGATCATAGTATGTCAAAAAGTATTTTTATTCTTGATGATTTTAAAGAAGGAAAAAATCTACAAAAAGTTTTTTTAAAATATATTAATCAATCAGTAGAACAATTAGGATATGTTGCAAAAAGTCAAATAGTTAATTGCTGGGTCAATAAAGTTATTTCCAACAGGGAGGCAGTATATCATATGCATAAAAATTTTTGGCTATCTTGTGTCTACTATCCGCATGGTAGTTTAGATAATGGATATAAACTTATATTTAATTCAGATAGAACAAATGATTACACTGGATATGATGTCCCTGTAAATGAATACAATATTTTTAATTCTTATACTTTCTCTGTAAAAGTAGAAAAAGGAGATTTAATAATTTTTCCTAGTTTAGTAAAACATAAAGCTGATAAACATTTTTCAAAAAATACTAGATATTCTATTGCAGCAAATATTCTACCTTTAGGAACAATTGGTTATGGCGAAGGTAACTTAACATTTACATAAAATATATGAAAACAGAATTTAAAGATTTTATCGGTATATTCCACAATGTAGCAACAAAAGAAGAATGTCAAAAAATTATATCACATTTTGATTATGTTAATGAATTAAATCTCACTCTTTCTAGAGTAGAAATTGAAAATATAAATTCAACAGTAAAAGATAATAAAATATATTGTATGATCAGTGAAACTAATTCATTGCTTATGTATACTAACAAAGATATATTAAGTGGTTTTATTAATAATTTAAATAAAGCTTATGAAAGTTATAAAAAAAAATATGATGTGATGAATAATTTAAATTTTCATAAATTAAATTCTGATGTTAAAATACAAAAAACTTTACCTGGCGAAGGTTACCACGTTTGGCATTGTGAAAACGCAGATGTAGATTCGTCTAGAAAAGTTTTATTGTGTATGATGTATTTAAACGACGTAGAGGAGGGAGGAGAAACAGAATTTTTATATCAACATTTAAGAATAACTCCAAAAGCAGGAACTATTGTTATCTGTCCTTCGTATTTTACTCATACCCACAGAGGAAACCCACCTTTAAAAGGAGTTAAATATATGATTAATGGTTGGATAGAATTTATAAACTAGATTGTAAAAATAGTATAGTTTTTTGTTATTATCGGTATATAATACAAATTATGCCATTAACACAATTAAATTTTTTAGCTGGAATAGATACAGAAAATACACAAACAGGCGCAGAAGGCCGTTGGGTAGATTGCGATAAAGT